ACGAGGGAGAAACAGAAGCGTCAAGCGAATCGATCAGCAAATATGGCGTTGAAACATTCACCCCATACCGTCAAGCTGTAACGGTTCCTGTAACTCACGATCAGCTTATGAACAGCGCATTTGATTTTGAAAATGAAATTATGATGGACGTTGTAGAGGCTTTCGCTAAGGGCGAGGGCAATGCGTTTATCAACGGAACAGGCGTTAAGTCTCCTGAGGGTATCCTTGTAAATGCTGGTGTTGTTGCAGGTGCTTTGACTTCTGCATCATCTGGAACGGTTGATTTTGATGACCTTATCCTTCTTAGCGGTCGCTTGAAACAAGGTTATAACGGTATGTATGCGTTCAACCGCACTACAAATGCTTTCCTTCGTACTCTCAAAGGTACTGACGGTCATTATCTGTGGCAAATGCAAGCTGGCGGAGGTTTCAACACGCTCAACGGCTTCCAGTATGTCATCGATCAGGAACTGCCGGATATCGCGTCAGGTGCAATCCCTGTGCTGTTTGCTGACTTCGGAAAAGGTTATCGCATCGTAGATCGTACTGCGATTATGACAATCCGCGACGATTACACCAGCAAGTCAAAAGCAATCGTTGAGTTTGAGTTCATGCGTTGGAACACTGGTAAAGTGCAACAAGCAGAAGCTATCAAAGCTCTCAAAGTTAAAGCATAAGGGGTAAGAAATGTTTGATCTTCATTCTACAATCAGCACTGGCATCGCTCTTGCTAACCAAGACATCACTACCAACACTACAACAGCCGGAGCTATCATTGATACTCTCGGCTATGAGGCGTTGGAGTTCGTAGTTTCTACTGGAACAATCACTGACGGGTCATACGCTTTCAAAATCGAAACTGGCAATGACTCAGGGCTTTCTGACGCCGTAGATATTACAGCCTCAACAACTCAGGTCGTTATCGGAGATAAAACAGCTCTTGCTGCTGCTGACGATGATACAACTCGCCGTCTCGGTGTAGTCGAGTTTGATCGCTATGTACGTCTTTCTTTGGTATCTACCGGAGTGACTACTGGCGGGACAAACTTCAGCGCGGTAGCCATCAAGGCTCACGCAAAATCAGTTCCTACTGCAAACTAAGGGGTGAGCCATGAAAACAGTTATCGCAACTGACAACGGCTCTATCACTAGTGACTCAACCGCAGGTGCGCGGTTGGTCACATTTAAAGCTGGCGATTCTGTGACGCTAAACGACATTCAGGCTGATTTTTTGGTCGAGTGT